CAAATACTACTTTTATATTACTGTTATTACGTGCAACAAAGTTGAGCAAAGGATGCATTGTCGCTGGGTCATATTTTTCGACTCGTAGCGGCGACTCTTAGAGTCGTGATTTCAGTGCCTGCAATTCTACGGGGTTTGAGCCGTGAAAAAGTGCGGAGGAGCTGGCTCCACGCATAGGTTCGTTTTACTATCGAAGATCAAGAGCTGAACACTCAAGATCGTTATTAGATGTAAAAAATCAAGTTCCGCTGAATGTAGAACCAGGTAACTGATTTGCAATTCAGCATCCCTGCTTAGCCGCCTCCTAAAGAGGTGGCGACGTAGCAGGACGGTGACCGACCGCTAAAAGCAACAGTGTCAGCCTTACAGACTCACCCACAAACGGGTGTCACACCCACAGTCTGGGTACCGCCTCAGGGGCAGTTCACAGCTATGGGTGCACCGCCTCTTTGGGGGACTAGCACGTATTTAGATATTCTATAAGCTAGTCAGGGGATGATTTTCCCGCCGCCCATAGTTAAACAAGACGCGGGTCAGCAGATCAACTGGAACAACCCAAACTTAGTCATCAGACTAAAAACGGACGTCAATACCAACATAGTCCAACCAGTACTGCTAAACAACGATGAAGCGATAAATTTAGATTTTGGAATCAATTCAAATGCCATAACAGCCACGCTTCACAACGCACATACCTTAACATCAATACCGCCGCCACAGCAAGATTTAGACGCATTGGCACTATCACTCAGTCAGGGGAAAGTCAGTCTCTTCGCGGCGCAGTCAGGAGCTGATTTGGCCATACTGAGACACACACCCCAAGCTCTGGCTTATCATTTAGGTGTCCTCATGGGTATGTACTAAAAGATTTAGACAAGAAACTCGAATATAGGACAAGGAGCACCGGTTAGTCTTGACGCATGTCTCAGAGGGCACGGTTTGGCACCAAATCAGCATATGAACATATTAGGAGGCAATGGGAACATGTTCAGGACAGGGCCAATTAACATCATGAACGCACCAGTCCAGCATATAGGTCTCTTCGAGTATATAGAAAAGACACAGTTGCGTGATAAACAGTTAGGAGTCGATTAATGCATTTTTTATGTTACATCAGAAATGAGAGAAAATGCGCAATTCACTGCTTTTATTAGTGTGTTAGGCAGTTATTATCAACGTCTATCGGACGTCTGGTAATAGCAGAGTTTTGGAAAAATACTCATAGTGACCTCATCACCACATGCGAATTTTAATCACCCTATTCAGCCTCTGAATCAAGAAAACTCAAAAGTAGGACTTGACTTTATGGACTAATTCGTTGCTCGCCAATTTTCAGGACACAACGGCTTGATGTTTTCATTGCTACAGGCGGGAAACTCAGTCATGATACGCCCACATTCATGTTATTCAGAAAGCGGTATATTAAGAAAAGCTTTCAGATATGCACAAGTCGCACCACTATTAGGTTGTTACATAGTTGAAAACACACAAGTTTTACGTCACGGAGTTTTGTCAAGATTGAATAATCCAGGTTACGCGCTAGCACTATGTGAATTTGCGACCTTAATGATAATATAAGGGGCTCTATCTGTCGACGGACCGGTGACAGTAGCTTTCGACTGTGAATAGAATGAACTTTTTGATTACAAAAGCGACGAAAGTATATATCTAAGTGCCAACACTTTCAGAGTGCAAAGAGATCAACCTGTAAGAGTCGGGCCTATGTACAGGCACTTATTAGAACGACCAACCGTTAGCTCACGCCTAGAAAGGGACCTGCTAGGAATGTTCGGCAGTGACGTGTCTAGTATAATGCAGCAATTCAGACAGAGTGTAGCTTTCAGTCCAACCACACTCCCTTTCAACATCAACAGAACAGTTGTCGGAGTGCAATTATAAGCACCGGTGCGATACAAGTATGATCGTGCTTTTATTAACCGTTTCCACGACCCGGAACTGGCATGTTTGCTAGGTGTATCAACAAATGGTGTAATGCCGCTCGCAGGGCCGCACGACTGCAATCTAGACGAACAGATGAAAAAGTACCTAAACGGCTACGACATACGCAATCTTCCTGGTCTACTAGCCTTCAGTAACAGAATGGATGACATGTTTGAAGTAGTCTTAGACCGCGGAGTTAAACGACCGGGTTTTACGACATTAGACGGCGTCTTCCATCCTATCCAAGCCTCTTCGGCCGCAAGCCTGACACGTACATGGCACACACATGGCGTCGTACGACGCCCATACTCAGCTTGGATCGTTAGTTCACAAGGTTTCAGCATACAAACAAAACGTAACGTACCTAAAAATATATGTGTTCAAGTCAACGTTACCAGTCCGATGGAAATAGCCGGCCGTGCGTATAGAAACCCCCGTAACGGGCGGATAGATGCAGATGGTAGTTACACAACAGACGCTCATTGACACGTAGGGGTGTTTACTTAACTTATTAATAATTCGAGACTTTATCGGATATGTATAAGGTTAAAGTAGACACTCAAAGAGACGTGTCATCGACACAATCAACAAACATTTTGATACGAAAGAACGCGTTACATCTTAACTTAGAGAACGCATCTACTATCCAGTGTTTTATCTCCACGCAGCCAACTTTCAGCTAAAAGAATAGTTAGTCTCAAACGTCCTTCAATTATGATTTGAGCAACCATATACGACATTCACACCTACGTACACACGAAGAAATACAGTCATGGGATGAATTTTTAGAGTTAGCCAGGAGTCCCAAATCCTACTTAGTAATAGATAGATTTAAAATGACTCAAGTTTAGGGAGCGGACGAGGGACTAAAATATCTGGAGAATTCTAGAAACAGTCAATTTGCAAAGAATGATTTTTACAGGATTGGAGAAGATATCGTAGAATTGACTGCAAACTCGCAAGACATAGCGAATCATTTGAGATCGTATTTAAGAGGAAATGTTTTACAGCAATTACAAACAGAGACAACACACCAGGATGCACTTTCCGCCCTGCTTATTTTCTGCATTGTCAACGGATTAGACGTTGTTGCATATAATGATCAGAAGCGAAGAAAAATCGGGACATTTGCCCGAAATATGAACAAGGAACAAGAATTGGAGTTACTGCCTATCAAAAAAGAGAGAGCAGCTACAATCAAAACAGCCATGTACGCACGCGATGCTTTTAAGAGCACAGTCCTACCTGATTGGGTCTTAGGCCAATTATGCAGTTTAAAATTATTCAATGATCAAGCATGTATGCTGGTCATATTACTGGAATAGTTATAAAGACTGCATGTACCTTTGGGTCTAGCAATAAATCTAGTAACTTTGCCGCACACAAACAACGCGAATGCAAAGAGCATGTCTAACTGGTTGAAAATGGCCGGTCTGGCTGACAATCCAGTAACCAGAAACTTCGTAGAAATCAGTTCCATACTCGGCAGGGGAGCACCTGCCAAGAAAACTTTAAGTGAGGACATTTAGCATCGAGTTCGACTCGACGCATATAATGAACACGCAGCTAAGTTTTCACCGGAAACTATCAGATAGAATATAGAAATAGTGTATAAAGAAGAAATGAGTTACACACCGAAACCAGACTCCTTTTCAGATCATATAGGAACTTCACCTCTATGGACAAAGAAAGGCTCACATTATCATCCCATGTTTAAAAAGGCTTCCACGAGACTAGACTTCGTGATGTAGCAGTCAATATCCAGCATAAGAAGTATACCGCCTATAACATTCATTAAGCAATT